TGGGGTGCCCGGTCGCCCACCTGGATGTATCCGGGTAGGAACAGCCCCAGCAGGATCAGCTGTCTCTGGTGCATGGGGGCCAAATGGCTGTGGTGGTACTCGTCTGCCTCCACGAAGGTGGTCAGGGTAAACACCGGATACAAAGTGATGATGTTCGGCGAAAACTTCGGGTCGGCCCCCCACGGCTCCTGGACGATCAGCGTGCAGGGCCGCTTAAATCCCTGGGGCGTCAGCTCCATGTGGACGTCCTCACCAGGGAATTTCTCAACCACCAGCCGTTTCAGCTCCTCGGCAATGTCGTTGGGTGTCAGCACGGTTCATTCCTCCAAAAAGCTCATCAGCTCCTCCACGACCTGCTCCGCCGACTCTTGGGCAATGGCCGTGGCCTTGACCTGGGCGTTCTCGTAGAAGTGCTTGCCTGGCACATTCTGCCGTCCGCTGCGGATTCTGGGTTTGTATCGCTGATTTTTTCCGCTGGGGCTGGGAAATTTGTGGCCGCTGGTAATGGCGTTGGTTACATAGCCAACCTGGTACTTGGTCTCCCGGCCCTTGGCGTCCGTAGCCTTGGTCTTGGCCTTGGCGCGGACGGCGGCATAACCGCCCTTGGACCCTACAAATTTGTCCTGCCAACTCTGCACCTTGCCCGTGCCGCCGATCTCACTGTCCACCAGCTCTAATAGTCTGGGGGCGGCGGCCTCAAAGGCACGGGCTTTTGCCTTGCGCATAATGTCCGGCGACTTGGACAGCCGCACCGCAAGTTCGGTCAGTTGGATGTAGTCGATCGTTGCCTCCTGCACTACAGATCCACCGTCCTCTCGATCTCGTACTCGTTTTTCCAGGGATCCAGGGTGTGGGCCACCTGGATGGGCCAGTTGATGCCGTCCACCTCCACCAGACGCCCCGGCGTCAGCTGGATGTCCTTGGGGGTCACCAGCACATGGTGCAGGGTGTTGATCGCCTGGGGCTCCAGCTGCTGGTGGGCCAGGTATTTCTCGGTCATGATGGCCGGGAAGGTGATGTTGTCGTACTTGTCCTCGCACAGGGACGTCACCACCAGCGCCGCCTCCACCGTCCAGTGCAGCCGCCCACAGGGGGCGATCCGGGTGATAAAGCAGTGCTGCCCCCGCCACAGCAGGGCGTTGCCCAGGTTCAGGGCCTGCCGGCGCATGATAAAGGTCACCCCGGCGGCCCCGATGCCGTGGACGGAGTAGATGTTGGTCTTTCCGGTCAGCTCCGCCTTGGCCCAGGTCAGCCGCGCCACCGTCCAGTGGTACGCCTGCTCCTCACGGGTCAGCTCCAGCACGATCACCCGCTGATCCATCCGGCCTGTCGCTACAAACTCACTGGTCTCCATCCTCTGTCGCCTCCTGAGATGTGTCCAAGTTGGACACCATCGCCTCGGTCAGCTTCAGCTGGTTCAGCGTCCGCCGGAAGGCCGGGTTCTCAGCGACCTGGGTGCCGGGGGTCTCCATATCCCGCTGGTTGTAGCCGTCAAGCACAAGGTAGTTGATCAGTAGATCATACTGGGCCCGCCGGGGTGTGCCCTCCGCAGGCTCCGACACCCCGGCGCCAGCCAGATACCCCACCGCCGCCTCGTACAGCCCGTTTACCAGCAGTTTTACCTCCGGGTCATCCGCCAGTTCTGTTAGTTTGCAGTAGGCCAGCAGGCCGCTCCGGCGCTCATCCGTCAGCGCCATGGCTCACACCTCCGAGGTCGGCTCCAGCTCCTGGATAAATCGGATGTCCACCCAGCCGGTTCTTGAGCCCGTGTGGACCAGGGCCCAGCCGGGCACCTCCGCCCCATAGGGCAGCTCCAGCACCGAGATCAGAGCGCCGTCAGGCAGAGGCTCCAGCACCCGGAACCGTGCGGAGGGGCCCTCCCGCAGATTCAGGCCGCCGGGTGCGCGGACCACCACCAGGTCGCCCTCCACGTTTCCCAGCGGGGTGTCTTCCATGTCCACGCCGTTCTCCTCCGGGTCGGTCTCCGGCTCATCCTGAGTGATCACAGGCTCCTCATCGGTTTTTTTCTTGCTCGCCATGGTCGAACACCTCCTTAACCCGCAGCGCCGGCGGTGGCGCTGATGTAGCCGTTCACAAATGCCGCCTCGTCCCGCAGGGTGCAGTCGTCTCGCAGGGAGCCGGCCCACAGGGTCAGATCCTGCTCGAAGGCGTTCAGTTCGCCCACCACCGCCGTGGTGGTCACCTGCAGGGTGAAGGTCTGACGATCCCAGTAGGTCACGCCCTCGTGCAGGTCGCCCAAGATCATGGGGATCTTGCCCTCGCTGGAGGGGATGGTGTCGTTGTCGTAGGTTTTCACGGCCAGGGTGTGGGGGCCGACGCACAGCCGCAGCTGCTGGGGCTCCGCCGGGTTGGGGGTCAGCAGATAGCGGCCATTCTCGTCCTTCAGAGTGCCCAGCCACAGCAGGCCGTCATCGTTGGTGATCAGCTTACTGGTGGCCCGGAACGCGGAGCCCAGGCCCACCCAGGCGGCCAGGATGCCGTCCAGGTTGGTCAGATCCACGGCTTCCTTGCTCTGGACGATCTCCAGGATCTCCCGGTTGCCCGTGGCTCTGGCTTCGTCGGCAAACCACTCCTCCACCACAGAGGAGATGTTGTTGTCGGAGTCCGCCAGCAGCTCGTTGGTCACCGGCAGATAGCCCCGGCGCTTCTCGATCTCGTAGGTCACGGTGGTAAACTGGGGCGTGGCCAGCTTGCCCATCTTGGCCGCCTCGGCCACGGTGGCAAAACCCGTGTGCTGGCTGCGGGTCTTGTAGGTCCGCCGACCGGAGGGCGTCTGTACGGGGATCACCGTCACCTCACTGAGCAGGCTCTCTTTGGCCTCCCGCAGAGTCAGGATCTTGGTCACGATGTCCGGGGGCACCGTGTAACCGCCGTCGCTGTCCACGCCCTCGCTCATCATGTTCCCGGCGGCGTTGGTCACGGGGAAGCCGGTCCGGGCCGCGGTCGCAAAATCCTTCACCGCCTTGGCGTACCCGTCCTCCGGGGTCTGGGCAGGAGTTCGAGCCAGGGCGGGCGCAGGGGTGCCCTCCGGCTCCTGGGCCTGGTTGTCCTTCTCCTGGATCAGCTGCTCCACCTGGCCGATCTGGGTGTTCAGGGTCTTGATCTGCTCCATGGCCGTGTCATAAGCGGCGCTGTCACCCTTCTCCAGGGCATCCTCGGCGGCTTTGGTCTGCTCCGCCCTCTGATTTTTCAGCTCGTAGAGTTTCTGTTTCAGTTCCATGCTTTTTCATCCTCCAAATCTGATTTTTTCCAGCTCGATCCGAGCCTTCTGCCGACATTTCAGGCTATCCTCTGCGGGGGGATTCCCCGTCTCAAAGCCCTTCTGTCTCCGGTACTCCGCCCGCATCTGGTCCAGGTCTGGCATTCCACTGGATGCGCCCAGGGCGCGGATGCCGCCGCCCACGGCGTTCATCACATCCGCCACGGCTGCGTCCTGGTACAGGATGCCGTCCGCCAGGCCCCGGTCCACCGCCTCCTGGGCGGTCATCCAGGTGGAGGCGTTCATCATCCGCTTGAGCTCCGCCCGGTCGGTCTTGCCCCGGGCCTTCAGCTCGTAGACAGCCAGGATGCTGTCCCGGATGGTGTCCAGCACCTGCACACTCTCCAGGTGGTCCACCCGGTCCCCTCTGGTGGTGGTGGAAGGCAGGTGGATCATCATCTGAGCACAGGGGCTGATCCACACCTGGTCACAGCCCAGGGCCAGGTAGCTGGCTGCGCTGGCCGCCAGGCTCTGGATCTCCGCCCGGGTGGGCACGGTGGCCGACCGCAGCAGGCTGTAGATCTCACTGCCCGCGAACACGCTGCCACCGCCGCTGTTGATCTCCACCACCAGCTCCTCCCCCGCGGGGTTGTCCGCCAGGGCCTGCCGCACGGCCTTCGGGGAAAACGCCGAGAAACCGTACCACCGGTAAATGTCCAGGTCGTCATCCGAGGAGACGATCCCGTTTAAACTGACTCGCATTGACTCACTCCTCTCGCCCAGAAAAATGAAAAGAGGCCGGACCCGCGTTTCCGCGAGATCCGGCCTCCGGGCTTTCTGCCTCTGGGCACTATCAATTCGTTCTTTACTTTTCGCCGCCGGCGCCCTTCTCCGCCCTGGTGCGGCTCAACTCTGCCCAGTCGGCCAAGGGCACATAGTTCAGGCTTGCATAGCGGCCATCGCCGCCGGGCACGCTGGGCAGATCCTCCAGGCCGCAGATGTCGTCCACGCTGTACACGCCGCACTCCCGCATGGCCTTATACCACGCGGCCTGAGCCGCCGTGTCCCCTCGTAGGAGCATCTTGACCTCTCGCTTGACCCGCAGGCCCTTCTCGCGCTCGCTGGGCAGCAGCAGTTTGTAGCTGTCCTCCTGCTCCCGTTGGACGATCAGCGGCAGCAGGGTGCGGGTGACGAATTCGATGCTATTCTGCTCGTTGCTGCTGTACGCCTGTTTTCCCGCATTTAAGAGATGCAGAGGCACCCCGAAGAAGCGGGCAATGTCCGCCACCCGGTTTTCCTCGGATTCTACATACTGGGCGTCCGCGTTGGACATGGCGATGGGCGTGTAGTCCAGGCCGTTGTCCAGCACCGCCATGCGGAAGCGCTTGCCCGTGCCCGTGTGGATCTTCTCCCAGTCCCGCCGGATGTACTCTTTCTTGGAGATGACCTCCTCGGTGCCGTCGGAGCTCATGATTTTCACATCGCCACCCAGGTCCGTGTCCGTCTTCAGCACACCGGAGGGTCGGCCCCCGTTGGCGTACAGTTCCTGCTGCACCTGGGACGCCGACAAACTGGTGGAGATGGTCAGCGCCGCCCGGCGCAGGATGGAGATGCCCTCGATGCCGTCGGTGGAGTAGCCCTTGTAGTGCAGCACATCCGCCGGGTCCAGCCGGAAGAACTCTCCAGTTCTGGGATTGACATAAAAATAGTACAGGGAGCTATCTGACGTCACATAGGGGGTCACGTCATCCGGTCGCAGGGGGATCAGCTCCTGGGGGTATCCGGTGGCCGCCGACCTGGAGATCCATGCGTAGGCGTTCCCCTTCAGATCTAAGTTGACCTGCATGAGCTTCTCGTAGTCGTAGCGAGTCATAGCCTCGTTCACCCGGTTCCACATGATCTTCCGCAGGCGGTGATTGCCCAGCCGCTTTTTGGAGGTTTCATCCATGACGTAGATCGGCAGCATGGCCACCCCATCGGACCGCAGCTCTACGCACCGGGACACAGCCGACACCTTCATGGCCTTGTCCCGGCTGAGGCTGACATTGTCCGCGTCGATCCAGCCGTCCCAGCCGGTGGAACGCTCCAGGGTCAGCGCACCGCCCAGCCCGACGCCGGTTCCCGACGCCCGGTTGCGGAGGCCTCGGTCAAAGATCATCCGCCCTCACCTCCATCCGCACCCCGGGCCGCTAAGACCCCGCCCGCGATCAGAAACGCACCGCTTATGATCAAACCGAGGGGTTGATAGAGCATACCGAATCCCACCCCCATGCACACAGCGCCCGCTACCAGCAGTAGGTCCGCACCCCAGCGCCGGAACCACCGGGCCAGCCGGTCTCTCGCCCTGGGGCGATCTCGCTGCTTGCAGCTCTTTTCCACGTGTTTACCATCCATTTCAGCATCTCCTCTTTGGTGTCCAACTTGGACACAGGACTCGGCTCCCTGCCGGACGCACCGCGCCAAGGCGCGTCCGGCATCCAGAAAAGGGAAAAGGGGAAAAGGGAGGTCGGGCAATACGCCCGGCAGGAAACCGAGTCAAAAGCTGAATGTGCCCTGCTCCAGGGCGGCGTTCAGCTTGTCCTTGGCATTTTCTTTGACCATTGCGGTGGCCATGGCGATGATCCAGGCCACGGTGATGTCGATTCGCCCGATGCTGCGGTTTT